AGTAGATTCAAAAGCAGATTATTTAATTGTAGCTGGAGGTGGATCAGGTGCAAATGGTAATGGTAATTCTCCAGGAGGTGGAGGTGCAGGGGGTGTTAGAGCTTCTGCAACAACTTATACAAATGCAGGTCCAAGTGCTCCAAGAACAGCGTGTGTTGCTGGAGTAACATTAACAACTCAAAATTATTCAATTGTAGTAGGCGGCGGTGATACTGGACAAACAGGTCCGGTAGGTAACCCTGGCACAAGAAGAGGTCAAGATTCAAGTGGTTTAGGTTTAACAGCTGGTGGTGGTGGATCCGGTGCATATCACGGTGGTGGTGGTGGTTGTGGTAACTCAGGGGGTTCTGGTGGTGGTGCTTCAGGTGGTGGTTTAAATAAAACAGGTGGAGCAGGTAATACTCCTCCAACAAGCCCAGCTCAAGGTAGTGCTGGTGGTAATAGACCGGGTACTGGACCAGATGGTTCTGGTGCTGCGGGTGGTGGTATGATGACTGCTGGTGCAGATGCACAAGGACCCGGCGGAGCTACAAATCGTGTAGCAGCTGGTGGTGCTGGTGGTGGATTCCCTACTTCTTTAGGTACATCAGGTGAATCTTCAGGCGGACAATATTATTTTGGTGGAGGAGGAGGTGGAGCAGGAAGTCAACCTACACCCGCACCTGTTGCTAATGCGGCTGGTGGTATAGGTGGTGGAGGGGGTATTTCAACTGTAACATGTACTCCAAGTTCAACTGGAACACCAGGAGCAGCAAACACAGGTGGTGGAGGTGGTGGGTCTAATAATGATGGTTATGCTATAGTAAGTTCTAATGGTGGTCCTGGAATTGTTATTGTTAGATACAAATTTCAGTAATTGACAACCACGTAATATTCTTTTATATTGTTTTTATAAAGACATATGCAATTACAAAATTATTACTATTGGTTTAAAGATGCCATACCTCATCATGTATGTGATGACATTGTTCGTTATGCAAAATCTATTCAAGATCAGATGGCAGTCACAGGTGGTTATGGTGATAAAAAATTAAATAAAAAAGAAGTACAAGATTTAAAAAAGAAAAGAGATTCAGATATTGTTTGGTTAAACGAACGTTGGATTTATAATGCAATCCATCCTTATATTCATCAAGCTAACAAAGATGCTAATTGGAATTTTCAATGGGATTTTTCTGAGTCTTGTCAATTTACAAAATATAAAAAAGGCCAGTACTATGATTGGCATTGTGATAGTTGGGATAGACCTTATCATAAACCAGAAGAACCTAACTCACATGGGAAACAAAGAAAATTATCTGTAACTTTATCTCTATCTGATGACAAAGATTATAGTGGTGGTGAACTAGAGTTTGATATGAGAAACCAAGATCCAGATAAAAAAGCCAACACCCATGTATTAAAAGAAATAAGATCTAAAGGTTCTTTAGTTGTATTTCCTTCTGATGTGTGGCATAGAGTTAAATCGGTTAAACGTGGTATTAGACATAGTCTAGTAATTTGGAACCTCGGATGGCCATTTAAATAGGAAAGATATGAAAAAGAAAAAGAAAAGAATTAAAAAACCTAGTTACCCTAAACAGTTAAATAGAGAAGATTATTTTAAATGTCCTATATGGTTTGCGGATGCTCCAGAATTTGTTAGTGAAATAGATAAAGCTTCAGATAAATATATAGATGAAGCTAGAAAAAATTTACAACCAGATATAGATAAACGTAACAAAACAAATAAAACTAAAGGTGATTTAGGAAGTGTTTATCATTCAACAACTTTAATAGGTGATCCTAAATTTAAAGTATTAACAGATTATATAGGTGCAACCTCACATAACTTACTTTTAGAAATGGGTTTTGATATGAGTAATCATCAATTATTTACTACAGAAATGTGGGTACAAGAATTTGCCAAAAATGGTGGTGGACACCACACATTACATACACATTGGAATGGACATATGTCAGGTTTTTATTTTTTAAAAGCTAGTGACAAAACATCTTTACCTTTGTTTGAAGATCCAAGAGCAGGTAATGTTATGAATCTTTTACCTGAATTAGATAAATCAAAAGTAACATATGCAAGTTCAGCAATTAACTATCAAGTACAACCAGGTCGAATAATATTTTTTCCCTCATACATGCCACATCAATACGTTGTTGATATGGGTGTTGAGCCTTTTAGATTTATTCATTTTAACTGTCAAGCCATACCCAAAGGAGTATTAAATGTCGTTCAAGAAAAATAAATATAAAATATTAAGAGGAGCTATATCTCCTGATATAGCTGAGTTTATCTACGCTTACTTTTTAAACAAAAGAACATCAGCAAAATTTTTATTTGATCAAAAATATCTATCACCTTTTAATACAGAGTACGGTGTATGGAATGATGAACAAGTTCCTAATACTTATTCACACTATAGTGATATGGCAATGGAAACCTTACTGGGTATGTTAAATAAAAAAATGGATAAAGAAACGGGACTAAAGTTATGTCCTACTTATTCCTACGCAAGAATTTATAAAAAAGGAGATATTTTAGCTAGACACAAAGATAGATATTCATGTGAAGTATCTACTACGTTAAACCTAGGTGGTGAGCCATGGCCAATCTATTTAGATCCAACTGGAAGAAAAGGACAAGCTGGAATTAAAATAGAACTAGAACCAGGTGACATGTTAATTTATTCTGGTTGTGATGTTGAACATTGGCGAGAACCTTTTGAAGGTAAAGATTGTGCACAAGTATTTTTACATTACAATAATTTAAAAGGTAAAGATGCTAAAGCTAATCTATATGATAAGAGACCTATGTTAGGTTTACCTTCATATTTTAAAGGCTTTACAGTACCTAAAAAATAATATACAATTTAAGCTTGTGAGGGGATGATCCACCACTGATTCCCCTTACTTTATTCATATTGATATATGCTCTAATCTAGTATATTTTGTAACTTGGAGTTTATATGTTAACAAAAATCACATTAAAACCAGGTTTAGATAAACAATCATCAGATACTGGCGCCGAAGGAAGATGGGTCAATGGTGACTACATGCGTTTTAGATATAGTTATCCTGAAAAAATAGGTGGGTGGTCTCAATTAACAGCAAGTAATTTAGTAGGTGCAGGCAGAGATCAACATGCGTGGGTAGATAATGCTGGTAATAAATACGTAGCAATTGGCACAAACAAACTGCTTTACATTTATTTTGAAGGTGCTGTTTACGATATAACTCCTATTGATAAAGATAAAATTCAAACTGGAGTTGCTATTGGAAGTACTAACGGTTCCAATGTTTTTACACTAACTTATGGTGCTGCACACAATGCAACAGTAGAAGACATTCTTTTAGTAAGAGATGGGTCTGTTGCTTTAACAGGGGTCAGTACTTCTTTCACAGCTGCTGACTTTAATGGAAAGTTATTTGAAGTATTAAGCACTCCAAGTGCTACTACACTAACTATTAAGATGACAACTTTAGCTAATAATAACGAAACAGGTACAGGTGGCGCTATTGCAACTGCAACTATAGATCCTTATTATGAAATAGGACCTGTTACTCAAGGGTATGGTTTTGGTTGGGGTACAAATACATTTGGTGGACAAGTTATTCCACCAACATTTACAACTTTAAATGGTGTATTAACAGCAAGTGGTGGTAACAATGGTTCTGCTACAGAAATTACTTTAACTTCGACAACCAGTTTTACAATTCCTAGTGGCGGATCAACTGAGGTTATTCAAATAGACAATGAATTAATTGGCTACACTGGAATTACAGGCAACAAAGTAACAGGTATTACAAGAGGTATTAGTGGAACTACTGCTGTTTCTCATACTAATGGAACAACTGTTTTTGATGCAAGTGGCTATGTAGGTTGGGGTAGTGCAAGTTCATCAGCGCAAGTTGTAATTGAACCAGGACAATGGAGACTCGTTAATTATGGACAAATTTTATTAGCATTAGTTCACAATAAAAAAGTATGGCAATGGGATCCAACGTTAACAAATGCATTAATTACAAGAGCAGTTATATTACCTAATGCACCAACAGCATCAAGAGACATGTGTGTGTCAACTCCCGATAGACATTTAGTTTTTATTGGAACAGAAACAACGTTAGGAGATTCTACTACACAAGATGATATGTTTGTAAGATTCTCAGACCAAGAAAATATTGATGGGGTTGGAGCTTATACTGCAACCGCTACTAACACAGCAGGGTCACAAAGACTTCCTGATGGATCTAAATTATTATCAGTAATTGCAGGTAAGACTGCATTATATGTTTGGTCAGATACTGCAATGTATACAATGAAATTTGTAGGCCAACCTTTTACTTTTGGTTTTGAACAAGTTGGTACTAACTGTGGAATATCTAGTCAACACGCACCGGTCGAAATTGATGGTGTTGCTTATTGGATGGGACCGAATGGTTTCTTTAAATATACAGGGGGTAGAGTTTACAGTATGCCTTGTCTTGTTGAAGATTATGTTTTTGAAGATATTAATGTAAATGCTAACCAACAAATACATGGTGCTGTAAATAATTTATTTGGTGAAGTAACTTGGTTTTATTGTAGTCAAGGATCAGATGAAGTTAACCGTTCTGTTAGTTACAATTATATAGAATCAAGCGACCCGGATCCAATATGGACAACGAGTTCACTTGCTAGAACAACATGGACACCAGAAGGTGTTTATGGAAAACCCTATGCTACACAGTATATAACAAATATTGCACCAACAGAACCAAATGTAAATGGTGTAACCAATGGTGCTAGTTATTTTTGGCAACATGAAGTAGGAACAGATGAAGTTTTTGCCAATGGAACTGTTAATGCAGTATTAGCTAATGTTGAATCAGGGGATTATGATATTAGTGATCAACAGGGATTAAATGGTGAGGGAGAATACATGATGAGAATAAGTAGATTCTTGCCTGACTTTGGTGCACAAACGGGAAATGCACAAGTAGCATTAAACACAAAAGCTTTTCCTAACAGCAATACTATTACAAATACATTTACGGCAACAACAAGTACCACACAATTAAACACTAGAATAAGAGCTCGTCAAATAGCTTTTAAAGTATCTAATACAGGTACTGGAGAAAACTGGAGACTAGGAACTTTTAGACTAGACATACATGCAGGAGGAAGAAGATAATGGCAAAAATATCAGAAGTAGTACCTACAATTGAAGGACCAGAGTTTGATAGACAAAACGTACAGAATTTGGCTAACAACGTAATATCAATTGTACAAAAAATGAATACTACATACCAACAACAAATAAAGGATGAGCAAGAAGCCTTTACATTTTTTACAAGTTAAGTTAAAACAACAAAAAGATTATAATGGCTAATGCATATAAACTACATCATACTACTTTGGATGCTGCTACTACAGCTGACTGTTATACAGTCCCAGCTGCTACAGTAGGTATTATTAAATCTATTTCTGTGTACAATGCAAATGTGGGAACAGCTGTTTTAACTCTATCTGTTTTTGATAGTAGTTCTAGTACAGCATTTATTTATGATAAACATTCTTCAGCAACAACTGTTAAAAATGAATTTTTAAAAGGAGATGATTCAACTGTGTTGATATTAGAAGAAGGCGACAAGATTCAAATGCTTTCTGATGTTGCAAGCCCAATAGTTACAATAAGCGTATTACAACAAGATAGGACTTAATGACAAAAACAACAATAATTAACGGACAAGAAGTACCTTTGATAGAAGCAGAAGTAATAACTACCTACAGAAATAAAAAAACAGGTGCAATATATAAAGATGAAGAAGCGTATAAAGCAGCTAACATACTCCCAGAAAATCTGGAACAAGATGTTAAAGTCATAATGCCAGCACTTGATTTATGTGGAAAAAACGGATAATAGTATAAGTTCAGGAGAAATGCCTGCTATTTTAATATATAACAATTTCAAAGGAATATAATCTATGGATGTATTTGGCTACATTAACAAAGCTAGAGAAACTTATGACAAGTATAAAGGTCTTGTTGATGCTGGAGCGAGTGCTGTTAAAGGTTACCTAGATTACAAAAATCAAAAAGAGAGAAACGAATTAAGCGAAAGCGCATATAGAGACTACATGCTTGAAGTAGCATCTGCAGGGCAAGAAGCACAATCAGCAGTAGATTTAAATTTAACTCCAATGGAAGTTACAAATATTCCTAGATCCAAAGCAGACGTAACAGATTTCACGGCTCTAGCAGCCAATGGTGGTATTATAGGTTTAAGAAATGGTGGTGATCCTAATGCAGGTATTACAGCTCTTAGAAAAAAAGCACCAGGTGTTGTAAAAGCAATGGGATTTAATATGGGTGGTGGTCCTGGTATTGAAGCACTTAGAAAAAAAGCACCCGATGTTGTAAAGAGAATGGGATTTGCTATGGGTACTGGATTAAAAAACTCAACGGAAATTGAAAATATTGATACAACAATTATTGAAAACCCACAAGGAGAGCCCCCTAGAATATTAGAAGAAAACATGAAAATGTCAGAAATACCTAAAGACCTTACAATGGATGAAGCTGTAAGAGTTTTTAAACTAAGCAATGACCGTGATCCAATAAGTATTGAAGAAGTAATAGAATTTTTTAAAAATAGAAAACTATCTGCTAAAGGTGGTATCATTGGTTTAAGAAATGGTGGTCGACCTGGTTACATGATGGGTGAAGGTCCTGTAAGGGACAACACTGTACGTATTGATGACGCTATTGAAACAGAAGCACTTTCTAATGATGAAGAGTCTATGGAAATGGCTTATAATAGTGGTACTGCCTATTCTAATAATGAAGGTGTACATGGTATTGAAAGAGCTTACAGAATTTGGCAAATTTTACCAGACGATATTCAAGGTGGTTATGGTGGTTTTCAAGATTTTTTTGAAACATCAGATTGGCATGGAGTTAAAATGCAAAAAGGTGGTATAGCAGGTTTAAGAAATGGTGGTCGACCTGGTTACATGGATGGTATGGGTCCAGTAGGTGGCATGATGGGTGAGATGACTGACGACACTGATGGCACTGTAGATGTAAAAGATTTTATAACTAAAAAAGATGATGTAGAAATATTAAACAGAATTTATTCTGAAAGTGGTGATGAAGGTGTTCAAGCATACATACAAGAAAATCCAGAATTAAAAGACAAGTATGCAAATATTTATACCGATTATGAAACAGATACTGTTAAAGTAATTAAAAATCAATTGTATGATATGAAATCAAGTGACAGTGGTATTATAATGCTTAATGTTACTGAAAATGGAATAGAACCTATTGAAAAGAAAAAAGGTGGCAGAGTCAAGAGAGCCGGAGGAGGCGTCATGGATCTTGGTGGCATGGAAAAAGATTATAGATTTAACGGTGGGTTTGTACCCATTGGAGAGTACGAAAAAAAAGATGATGTACCTGCAAGACTTTCTAAAAACGAATTTGTATTTACAGCCGATGCAGTAAGAGCTGCAGGTGGAGGAAGTATTAACAAAGGTGCACAAAAAATGTACAATACTATGAAAACATTAGAAGCAAAACCACAAGCTAAAAGGATGACAGCATAATGGCAGTTAATTACGATACATCAGGAAACGGTTTATTACCTTCAGGAGTACTACAACCTTACGGTCAAAATATTCTTAAATATGGTATCGGGCAACTAGGGACTCCTATTGATGTTGGAGCACTAACACCACAAGTTGCAGGTCAAACAGCATTTCAACAACAAGCACAACAAGGTATAGCTAATCAATCTGGCCTTGGAGATATTCAAAGAGATGCTAGTGGACAAGTTACAGGATTTACAGGGGGTACAGGTGTTGCATCTTACCAACCTTATTTAAATCAAATGTCTCAGTTTAATACGGCAGCTGAAGGTTTAGCAGATCCTTCGCAAGATTATCAAGCTTTCATGTCGCCTTATCAACAAGAAGTTATTAATACAACTATGACTGACTTTGATAGACAGGCACAAATAGGATCTGGGCAAGTGGGTATGAATGCATACACTGCTGGAGCTTTCGGTGGTTCTAGACAAGGTGTTGCAGAAGCTGAGTATCAATCTAACTCAGATAGAAACAGAGCAGCATTACTAGCAGGATTATATGGTCAAGGTTATGATCAAGCACAGGGTTATAGACAACAAGCAATGGGTAATCAATTAGGACTAGGTTCATTACAACAAGGACTAGCATCGTTTGTACCTGGAATGGAACAACAAAATTTAGCGTCATTAGATGCAATTGGTCAACAAGATCAATTGTTAGAGCAATCTAAATTAAATGCAATGGCACAAGCTAATCAAAGTGCATACCAATTACCACTAGACAGAATTACAGATGTTGCAAATATCTATGGTACTGTATCTGGCGCAATGCCTGGTTCACCTACACAAAAATTTGCACCTAATCCATTACTTACTGGTATTGGTGGTTTTGCTAACATGTATACAACACTCGGTGGTTCCGCTATGACTAGAGGTAGTTATGATCCAAGAGCTGTTGCTGCAGGCATTCAATCAAACAACGATGATATATAATGTATAATAAAATTTTAAAAAGACCAATGTTTAATATGGGTGGTAGAACTTACCAGGCCCAAGGGACTGGCATCACGTCTGGTTTAGATACTCCAAGAAGAGGACTAGTTCAACAACCTGGAGGATATGCAGGAGAAGACACTAGAGAAATTATAAACACGGAGAGAGAAGAAATTTTTAGAACTCCAGAAGGACAAAACTTTAGAGATGTTGTTTCATCTTTTGGTGAGTACGCAAATGCTTATGATGCAGAGGGTAATGCAAAAACAATAGGTCAAATGGGTTATGACCAAGCTAAAAATATTACTGAAAAAAGAAAACTTAGAAAAGACACACAAGATTTAGCTGAGTTAGAAGGGTTAAAATCTAGAGAAGAAAGACTTATAGCAGAGGAAAAATTAGCTGGAGATCTTGAAATAACTAAAGCAGGGGTAAGACCTTTAGATGTAGAAGCTAAGAAAAAATTAGCAGGAGACGCAGCAGAGTTATTAGCAACAGCAAAAAAAACAGCAAAAGCAACAAATGAACCTATACCTCAACATGTTATAGATGAAATTGAAGCATTAAACATATTAGCTCTTGGTAGTAACTACTATAGTTTAGCAAGAGCATCACAAATTGCAGCAGAAGTATATAGTACAAAAGAAGTGTTAGCTAAGACTTCTATAAAACAAAGAGCCGAATTAAGAAAAAATTTAATAAGAAGTTTAACTGGAGGAAGGTTTGAAGTAGCTCAAGGTGGAAGAGTTGGTTATGCTATGGGTACCAATGAAATGGGTGCGCAAATTACTGAAACTTCTACAATGCCTGGAGGCTCGGAGATGGAACTAAGTGCTACTGAAATTGCTACAAACAAAATGGATCCAAATGTTCAACAAGGTTCTGGTCTAGGTGAAGGAGAAGACGCTTTTGCTTTGTTAAGGGCTAGATTACCCCAAGAAATAACTGATGATATTGTTCAATTAATAGCTTATAATCCTTCAGCGTTTGAAGACTTTGCTCAAATAGAATCCCAAGAAGATGTAATTTCTTTTAATAATACCTACGGAGTTGAATTAGTTATAGACGCACAACAAGTTTAGGGAGAACTAAATGGTTGAAGAAAAAAAAAGTCTTTTACAAAAAATAAGAGAAGTACCTTTAATTGCAGAAGTAAGAGAAAAACTTAAGAATGATAGATTAAAACAAAAAGAAAAAAAATTTAACGAACCTGCTATTCTTGAAGAAGATTATGTAGATAAAATAGATAATCTCCAAGGGTCTACAGCAGCAGAAACAGACAGACTTCTTCAAATTTTTAATAAAGATACCACCATTGTTAAAAAATATATTGATTCAGTTCTTGAAGGTAATCCTATAGATTTAACAGATAAAAAAGTAGTTGAAGCATTTGCTCATCCAGATGATATGGGAAAATGGTCGGACTTTCAATATCTTGGAAAAGGAAGGTATGATTTAGCTTATAGAAAAGATACCGAAGAAGGTAAAGAAGCAGAAAGAAAAGTAAAAGAATCTTTTTTAGGTAAAGCTTTAACTGGTCCAGTAGTGGGACTTCACAATGCTTATCAAGGGACTGCTGAAGTGGCTGCTATAATAGGAGACATGACAGGTCTTACAGATAATGCAGTAGAAAAATTAAATAAAGTTCTTCCTGCAATTGATCTCGATGAATTTTACAGAGAAGGTGAAGGGGGTTTAGCAAAATTTACTTCTGTTCTTGTTCAGTATGGATTTGGTTTTGGTATAGCAAGTTCTATCGCTAAAAAAATATTAAAAACTGGGGCTAAAAAAAGTTTAGTTAAAAAATCTCTTACTAAAGCAAGAGATTTTAAAGTAAAAGGTTTTAATGTGGGTTCTCATGGAGTGGACATTGCAAAGTACGGTGGTTATTATGTATTACCTGCGGCTGTAGGAGACACAGTTGTTTCAGGAACAGCTAATAAAACTATAGCTGATATTTTTGCAAGTGAAGAAGGTAATTTAATTCAAAGAAAATTAGTGGGTCAAAGAACGGAAAGCCTTGAGGGATTAACTGGTAAAGAAAGAGCCGCTGCGGCTTTAAGAAATAAATTAAAATTTGGTGCAGAAGGCACAGCTATTTTAGGAGGACTTACTTTAATGGGTAAATCTTTAAAGGTGTTAGCTTTTGGTACAGGTAAAGTATTTACATATGGAGTAGAACCTTTGTATACAACTCCTCTTAAAATGTTAACTTTTGATGTAGCAACACAACCTTTTGCTATTACAAATCCTTTTTCTAGGTTGATGAAAATAAATAAAAAAACAGGAGCAAGAACAGAACCCTCTTCTCAAGTCTTAACAATTAAAGGAGTAGAGTTTAAACTACCTATTTTTGAATGGCAAAAAAGATTGGCTAAAAGAACTAAAACAGAAGGTTTAACGGGTGCAGGAAAAAATATAGCTAGGGCTAAAAACATAGCTAAAGATTTAACTTCTTTAGGAGGATGGGTTAAAACTTTAGGTGCAGCTAGAAAAAAAACACTTACAAAATTTGGTGTACCTAAATATGAGTTATGGAAATTTTCAGAAACTGCGTCTTCGTCATTTCCTAGAGCATTGGGTTCAGCTTTTGAATCAGTTTATTCTAGATTTATGTCAAACTTTAAATATGATAAACCCACAGCTGAAGCTATAAGAGGAATTGAAAATAAAGTAAGAACAGCTAACACACTTGCTGGTGGTTACATAAAAAACTTAGACCGTATAATGTATAAAATGGTTAATGCTAGTCTTAGCAGTAAAATGTTTAGTAGTGCTACTCAAGTAAGAGCTTTAAGTAGGTGGGCTGATGTAATGGATTTTATGAAAACAGCCGGCAAAAGAGGGGATCAAACATACAAAGATGCTTTAGAAAGATTACCTAAAGAATTAAGGTTTGATGCACAAGCTTTAAGAAGAACGATTGATGATCAAAGTGAAATGCTTCTTCCTTTGCTTAAAGATTCAGAATCGGGTTTAACAAAAACAATAATAGATAACATGGGTAAATATCTTCACACTAGTTATGAAATATTTAGAAATAATAGTTTTCGTCCTACCAAAGAAAATTTTGATAATGGAGTTAGATTTTTTATAAGAGAAAATATGAAAGTTTTAAAAAAATTTAAAAATGCTGATGGCACAAAAAAAAATAAACTTGAATTAGACGATGCTTTTAATAAACTTAATGAAATTGATCAAAAAGCTTTAATATCTAATGCAACACAAGATGTAAACCAATTGTTAAAAGTAGGTATTACGGAAGGTAGCACTGCAAGTGCAAGATTACAAGCTGTAGCAGATGCCACTGTATTGCCAAGTGGTATATTTAAAAATATAAAAAATGTTCCTGATGAAGTAGCAAAACTATTGGGTAAAGTAGAAGACCCTAAAAACATTATTTTAAATACTATTATAGAACAAGCCCATACATTTCATTCTTACAATGCTTTTAAAGATATAAGTAAAATGGGAATGGGAAAATGGTTATTTAAAGATGTAGCAGCTTACAAAAAATTTGCTGCTGAAAATGGTATTCAAGCACCAAGAGCTGTGTCTGAAGTAAAAATAAAATCTGATTACAATGTAGACCTTGGAAATATTTTTAAAAATGCAGACGGATCAGAAATGGTAGCATTACCAGAAATGGCTAAAGCCATAACTGATGGAAATGTTTTCATGGATCAATTTTTAAAAGTACCATTTTTTAAATCTTTGTTAGCTGTTAAAGCTACTGTTCAAATGAACAAAACTGTTTTATCCGTAATGACCCAAATGAGAAACATTACTACAGCTGCAGCATTTGCTTTATCAAATGGACACATGGGAGCAGGAGCATCGGTTGCTGATAACTTTGAAATGTTGTTTAAAGAAATGTTGGGGCAAACTAAAAATCCAAAAGCTCTAAGAGAATTAATGGAGGAAGCGTTAGAAGCCGGGGCTTTAGATTCTTCTACAATTGCTAGAGAAATAGAAGCTTTAATACCTGAAGTTTTATCTGGCTCATCTAAAAATAGTACTTTGAAATCTATTGTTGATCCTACTACACAAAATATTGTTAAAAAAGGATTTAATTTTTCTGATAAAACATCTGATCAAGTGTTTAATTGGATGTTTACTAATCAAGGTGCTGCTGGAAAAGTAGTTCAGAAAGCCATTGAGGCTTATCAATTAGGGGATAACATTTGGAAATTATTTGGTTATCAGTTTACAAAATCTCAATTAAAACCTGCTTTTAGAAGTATGGATGATGTCAGACAATATTTTGATGAAGTAGAAGGATACAAATTTAATCCTTTTAAAGCAGGAAGCACAGAAGCTGGAACTAATGGTAGAAATTTAAAAACATTGGATGACGCTATGAAAGAAGTAGCTGGAATTCAAGTTAGACAGATGTATCCTAATTACTCTATGGTACCAAGAGTTGTAGAAAATATTAGAAAGATACCTATTATGGGTAACTTTGTTGGTTTTACTTCTGAAATGTGGAGAAATTCTTACCAAATTTTAAGTAGAGGTAACAAGGAACTAGCATCTAGCAACCCTTATATCAGACAAATGGGTGCGAGAAGATTAACAGGGTTTATGACAACAGCTTTAACATTAGGGCCAACTTTATACAGCACTGCTTTATATATGACGGGTCTAGATGGAAGAATGATTGAAGATTGGAAAAAAAGGTTAGCACCTGATTATATGAAATATCATACAATTATTCCAACAAGTTGGGATGAAAAATTAAAAATTTTTTACGCTTATGATTTTGATGCAATGTATCCTTACGCTGATATTCAAACCCCCTTTAAAGTTTTTGCAGGTGTGATGAACGAAGGAGCAGATGTTGATCAATCACAATTAAGTTTATATGGAGAAGCTTTTGCTAAATCGCTTTACAATACAATTCAACCTTTTGTAAGTCCTTCTATAGCATATAAAACTATTTGGGATATAACACCTAGATTAAATGGTAGTCAGATATCTAATAATGGTCAAATTGATTATAAAAATGGAATTAATCCTTGGTTAGAAGCAATGAAATATGTTTATGACAAAGCACTTCCTACAACACTACAAAATGTAGAAAAAATTGTAGACTCTTTGCAGGGGCAAGTAACAAAACATGGTGTAGAGTTAGACCCTATTTTAGAAGTATCTAAAACATTAACTGGAGTTAGTGTATTTAAAGTAGATCCTTTAAAAAATTTTCAATATTTAATTAGTAAATCAACAAGTGGTATGTCTGCTGCAGATAAAGAATTTAGAACTAATGCAATTAATAATAAAAATTTACAAAAAGATAAAAATTTAATGTTACAGGGATACAAAGCAGAAGTTGTTCCTAAACTTTTTAACAAACTTCAATCTAATAATTACAGAGAATGGTCTCAAGCTTATGAAGACATTAAACTTATGAGAAGAATGACATTTACTGAAACAGAAATTGAAAATACTTTAAAAAATAAAGGTAATTTTTCAGAAGACGATGTTGATTATTTAATGAAAGGTATGTTTGTTCCCAACAAGGTTCCTAATTTTGACAGAGGAAGCTTTAAGGTTATTGTAGAAAGATTTAATAGAGAAAATATAACAGGATTTTCGGTTGATGATTTTCTTAATACAAATCAATTGGATTCTATTGTAAATGAATGGGATCAACTTCCTTTAGGTTTAAGAGAAGAAGATAGAATAGAAGGATTTAAAATGCCTAGAGAACTAAGAATATTATTCTATCAAAGAAAATTAGAGGAACTTCAAAAAAAACAAGAGTTAGAAATAGAACAAGATCAATTAAGACAAGAAGAAAAATTAAAACTAGAAGACGAGTTTTTAGAAAAAAGATTAGAAAGAGAGGGTAGCTCTTTTGAAGACCCCTATAATAACTCATCTTTAATCAAGCCTGACGTACCAAGCGACACGGCTCCAGTGTCTGCTGAAACAGTTAAAATGGCTTCTGTCAACAAGAATGTTAACCCACAAACTA